AGCATACTGCAATTTTGCTAGGATGATAGCTGTCTAGTGCTTCACCGTTGCCGCTTCTATGAGGCGGCAATCTTGATACCACTAGAGAGGCGGGAACAATGAGCAGATGTGAAACAGTGACAATCGACACTGCTGGTGGCCCTGTCACCATCAACAAATCTGATCTTGATGAGAAGATCCACAAGCTGCAAGGCGAGAAACCAGCGCCTAAAAAGGCAGCAAAGAAACCAGCTCCTAAAAAGGCTAAGTAATGTCTAAAAACGGGACACTTATATCGGTTGCAAGCGATCAGGCGGGGGCAACCCCTCGCATCGTCACGGAGACAGAGCCATTCCCTGTAGGGTTATTCGATGGATATGGCGAGCCGATAGGGTCACTAAGAAACGCGATCAATATCCACGATGCTGATGTTCACGATGTCCCTGTTAATGAGTTGTTCCACCGACATACTGGAGTAGATACTACTATTGCTGTGGCAACCGTCGCAGGCGTTACGACAACGATTCAGGTAGTTGATGGCAGTGCTTTCGCTGATGGCGACCCAATACAGATAGAGCAAACGGTAGACGGCGTAACAACGATAGAAGTCACCTTTCCAACTATAATTTCAGGTGGCACGACCAATACACTTGTACTTGACCGGCCATTAGATTTCGCCTTTGGCATTACAGCGACGGTAGAGGTTGTCTCAACTAATATAGCTGTAGATGGCTCTGTAACCCCCGTTTCTTTCAAGCTAATACCAGATGGCGACCAAGAGTGGCACGTAGTTAGGTTCTTGCTAGGCATGGTTCACGCCTCTGCTGGCGATGATAGTAAATTTGGGGATATCACAGGAGGCTTAACTAACGGGTGTGTTCTTCGTGGGTACAATGGCGCGGCTGACCAGTTCAGGACGTTTACCAACTGGAAGACGAACTTCGATATTAAGATGGATATGTATAACCTTCCAAACACCGACAAGGCTGGGGCCGGAAACTACGGAACCAATGGGCGTGGCTCTATCAGGGACGGGACGGGGGCGGTGCCAAAGCTGGATGGCGCGACTGGCAGCTACCTAGAATTGCTGATACAGGACGATCTAACCGACCTGATCAAGTTTAATCTAAAAGGCCAAGGCCACATCGAGGGCTTATAATGTCGCTACCTACAATCTCAACAGCAGGCACAGCAGGTGGATTGTTATTGATCACTGACCGTGACGGGGTTGTTAATCGCGTCCCCAAGGCAAGTGTCAGTAATGTGACTGATTCAAGCAATTCAGATGTATTCCGTTTAGAGGTCTCTCACTCTCGCGGCGTTATTGTTTTATTGTTCACTGATGCCGCAGAAGTAGCGACGGCAATGGCTGATATAGACGCACAATATTGAGGTATTAAATGGCCCTTATAATTGAAGATGGAACCGGAAAGACTGATTCTCAAACCTACGCAAGCGAGGCTGAGCTGGCCGCCTACGCATTGTTACGCGGCGTAACCATATCAGGAACCGATACCGAGCTGCTCATCAAGGCAATGGACTACATCGAGACTCAATCGTACAAGGGCTACAAGTTCACCGATGATCAGGCGTTACAGTGGCCTCGTGGTAGCGTTTACCTGTTCGGGTACTATATCGATACCGATACCATCCCTCAGTTGCTCAAGGACGCCCAGATCGAGGTTGCGTTAGGCATTGACGCAGGTAACAACCCAACGGCCACTGTAGGGCGCTCTACGAAGTCTGAGAAGGTCGGTGATATATCAGTCGAGTACATGGATGGGGCGCGTGATACGTCCTATCTGGTAGCGGCAGAGTCGAAGCTCAGCGAGCTATTGGCTGTCGGTAGCGGTGGATTCTCAACGGTAGCGATACGCGGATGACGTTTTACTCAGAGTTAGCAGCCACGGCCTCACGCTTGCTTACTGATAAGGGGCAGAGTATAGCGTTCAGTCGTGAGACCACTTCCAATTTTGTACCTGCCACCGGAATCAAGACCAGTTCAACCAGCGCCTTTAGTGGCTACGGGGCGGCATTTGACTACAACTCATCAGAGGTAGACGGGGAAGTGATACGCCGCTCTGATATCCGCCTGCTGCTTGAGCCTATTTCAACGGCTCCGATAGTGGGAGATAAATGCACCGTGGATAGCAAAGCCTATCGAGTGCTTGCCGTGGATACCCTATCACCTGGCGGGACGGTCTGCCGCTACGAGCTACAGCTAAGAGTATGAGCTTTTCTAAGCAGGTTGCTGGTTTCGCTAAAGACGCTATGCAGAGGGCGAATAGAGTCTACAGAGGGTCAGTGCTTGAGTTGTTCAGCGTCATTGTAGAAGCAACCCCTGTAGGCCAGCCCAGTGAATGGAAGCATAAACCACCGAGAGGGTATACAGGCGGTAGGCTTCGGGGTAATTGGCAGGCATCACTCAACACGCAGAAGACCGGAGAGCTTGAGCGGAAAGGCGGCGGCGGGCCGCAGACAGAGATCAATTCCGTGGTTAGCTCACTAGACCTGGATGAAAAAGCAATCATGGCAAATAACCTACCGTATGCTGTCGCTATAGAAAACGGGCATAGCAAACAAAGCCACAAAGGCGCGATGGTTAAGGAAAACGTGAGAGAATGGAACAGATTAGTAGCACGCAACGCAAAGAGGGTTAAGAAATGACAGTGTTCCTTGATATATCGGCGGCGTTGGACGATCAGCTTAACGATATGACTTCCCTGCCTCCTGTCGCGTGGGAGAACAAAGAGTATGAGCCTACCAAGGACACGCTTTATCTCAAGCCTACGATCTTACCCGGCACTGTCGAGGCGACTGGTCTGGGCGCTACGGCACAGGATGAGAGTATAGGTATTTATCAGGTGACTGTGTTCGGCGCTACCGGCGACGGCAAAAACGAAACCGTCGTGATGGCTGATAAGGTTGCTGACCAATTCAAGCGCGGCACATATCTGACTTATAACTCACGAACTGTTAGAATCGAGCAAGTTAGGCGACACGGCGCTGTTATTGTCGATGGGTGGTATACCATCACCGTAGATATTCATTGGACATCATTTACTGAAGCGAGGACTTAATTATGGCGAAGGCTACAGGCGCACGGTCGGAACTGACCTACATTGCAGAATCATCCTATGGAACCACGCCTGGTACACCAGCGATGGTTATTATCCCCCGCACTGCCGGTGTTCCAATCATGCAGAAAGAGGTCTTCGAGAGCGCGGATATTCGCGCAGATCGACAGCGCTCCGACATGCGGCACGGCTGGCGCTCCTCCTCTTTGGGCCTTGCCTTCGAGCTTCGCCACACTGAGTATGATGCGTTCTTCGAGTCTGCCATGTACAGCGCTTGGGCAACCAATGTCCTGAAAGTCGGAGTCACTGAAAAGTCATTCAGCCTTGAAGCCGCCTATAAGGACATCGCCCGCTACCATGTAATTACCGGCGCGGTGGTTAATGAGACTTCAATTAGCATTAAGCCTGATGCGATTGTCACCGGCACTTTCTCGATGGTTGGTAAGGATATGAGTGTGGGCGCTACTACGCTCGACGCCGATCCAGATGCCGCAGGCACTACCGAGCCATTCGATGCACTGACCGGATCTATCTCAGAGGGTGGCGGTGCTATTGCTATCGTCACGGGTCTTGACTTCACCATATCGAACAACATCGAAGCCACTAAGGTGATCGGTGCTGCGGTGGCATCTGAGCAGATCGAGGGAATGTGCGCTGTCACCGGAACAGTTACCGCCTATTTCGAGAATGATACCTTGCTTGAGAAGTTCATTGACGAGACTTCTTCTAGCATCAGCGTCACCCTAACCGACCCCGCATCAGCTACCATGACCTTCGACTTCCCTAATGTGCTGTATACCGGCGGTGAAGTTGATGTGTCTGGAACCGGCCCGATCATCCTATCCATGCCTTTCACTGCTCTCTATGATTCGAGTGAGGCGACAACCATCAAGATCACAAGGAGCGCATAATGGATTTATCCGAACTTGCCTATACTGACTCTGGCATCCTTGATCTCAAGGATAATAACGGGATCGTTATGGAAGAAGGTGGGAAGGTTGCGCAGATTGAGGTCTTTGGCCCTGATACCGATGAGGTCATGAACGCCCAGACGCGTTACCGAGAGGAACGGATCAAGGCTGGCGACGACATGAAGGCGAGGCGCAGGGCAGAGTGCCGCCTGCTCGCCGGATTTACTAAGCGATTCCATAATGTGCAATTTCACGATAAAGACGCTACTGCGAAGGATGCGTTTGCGATCTATATGGAGGTGTCACGCGTTCGCAAACAGGTAGATGATTATGTGATTGATGATGGAAATTTTATACGGAGCGGGCCGAAGAGTTAAGGGCGTTTGCTCTAAATTACTTTGAGTTACATCAGGTACACGAAGACGCACGGGTAATAGACCACCTCCGGCAAGTTGAGCAGCAGACAGGCAAAGCGCCGGAACAGCTAGAGGACATGATTCATCTTCCTGATTGGGCGGTGGATATATGGGCAAAGTTCTGCGCTGTGTCAGGGTATCGCGATGAATACGGTAGGATAATGCCTACAGAGGTCAAAGCATGGGCCTGCCTGTCAGGAGTAAGAATTACACCGCTGGAATTTAGACTGCTGGGCGTTATTGATACGGCATACCTGGAGAGTAAGAAAGATGGCAAATGATGTTGCATCACTGGTTATTGAGGTCGATTCAAAAGGCGCAACAAAGGCCGAGAAAAACCTCGCCAAGCTATCGAAGACTGCCGCCAATACCGACAAGGGCGTAACTAAACTAGATCGCTCATTCGACAAACTCACCAAAACAGTAGGCGCAGGCGCTACAGCGTTAAACCGTTGGGGCGGATTCGCGGCTGTCGCTGCCGCCACTGGAACGGCTGTGTGGGCTAAGTCGATGATTGATGCCAATGACAAGCTAGGGAAGCTGTCAACGCGACTAGGGGCGTCTACCGAAGCGTTATCCGAGTATAAGCACGTCGCAGAGCTATCAGGGGTCACTTTCGAGACTCTAACGATGGGTTGGCAGCGCATGACCCGCCGTGTAGCAGAAGCAAGCATTGGGATGGGTGAAGCGCAAGGAGCTTTAGAGGAGCTAGGAATTTCCGCCGTAGAGCTTGCCAAGCTAAAGCCAGAAGAACAATTTGAGATACTTGCCGAGGAATTATCGCAGGTCAAGACCGATGCAGATCGCGTCCGTCTGTCGATGAAGCTCTTTGACTCCGAGGGTGTGTCACTAATCCAGACCATGAAAGGCGGCGCTGCTGGTCTGCGCGAGATGCGCCGGGATGCCCGCGATCTAGGCCTTACCATATCTGGCGAGACTGCCGCATCTGCTGAGAAATTCAACGACGACCTGACAAAGATGAAGGCCGCAATGGC